AGTTTTTCCTGCGCTCTGGGTCTTTGTGCTGGGTGAAATCTTCCATTCCACGTAATCCAAAGCGCACGAGCTTGACTTCGTCGCCCTTCTTGGCAAGGACAACCTTCTTTTGCTTTGCCCCTGCTGGCGCATTCTTTGGCTTGTTGAAGCCGTCGAACTCCTGCCCGTGATAAATGAGCTTGCCGCCCTCTCGTTTAACGTCCTTGGCTTTCATGCGGCCTCTTTGTAGAGTAGGACTGTGATGTCGTCTTGGACAGACACTTCATCATCCGTTGGCTTCTTCGGCTTTTCTTCTTCCTGAACGACCTCGTACCCCAGATCCAACAGCTTTTCGTCGTACACCACCAGACGACCCGTGCGTTTGTTTCTCATGAACATGCGATTCTCCCAATTGGAATACGGTTGCTGGCTGGATTGACTGCAACGACTCGCAGATTTTGACACACCGTTCGTCCCAGCCCTTGTCTCTTTGCCAGTAGCATCCGCTGCATGGCATGTCCGATCCTATTCCAATAACAGATTCAGAGCAATCAAAGACGAAGTCTCTGGTCGTCGGGCCAAGAACGGCAACTGTCGGCGTACCGATCAGTCCGGCAATGTGCGCCATGCCGCTATCGTTACCGTACAGGATGGTGGCGCTGCCGATCAACTCAAGGATCTCAGAGGCTGGCCGGTTCCAGTAAAGCTGCGTGGAAGGAATCTTCTCAAGAAGCTCTCTGTCTCTACCGGAGCCTATAGTTACCACTACGTATCCTGCATCTGTCAACAGATTAGACAGATCTGTCCATCTGTCGGCGTTCCAAGAACGCACCGACCAGACGCTTGTGGGTACAAGGACGGCCAGCTTCTCAGCCTTGGCGTACTTGGTTACCTCCTCCGGCCTCTTGGCTGTGCAGTTTGGAATCTCGTAGTAACGGCGCAGGTTCTGGACGTACCAGTTTGGCCTTGATCCACCAGACCCTCCGGATCGGAGTTGGCCTTGGTAGTCAAGGTTTGCATCTGCCGAGAAATCTGTCTCTGGGCAAATGCTGACATTGGGGTGCGAAACAGCGGAGAGCCAATCGCCATGCCTCGTGTGAAGCGTAACGCTGAACCCTTGATCTGCTATTCCGCAAGCCGCATACATTCCACAGACAGCGTCCCCAATCCCCACCGCAGAGACATAGAACGTAACGTCCTTCGTCTGCTTCGGCGGATCTCGTGGATCATCCTCATACTCTGCGTAGTATCCAAGCTCAAGCAAGGATCTATCGTAAGCATGAAGTTTGCTGGTTTGTGTGTTGCGTATATAGAGCATAAAAAGGGAGGAGGCCGAAGCCTCCCCCAATTCCTCGGCAACTGCTTAGGCTTTGGAAACCAGAGCATTGACCAGAGCTTCAGGCTTGGTCACTTTGTAGCCGTAGACGTTCAAACCACGAACGATGTTACCGAATGTGGATTGGGCACGGATGGTTTCGACGTTGGTCATTTGTGAAGCGAAGGAGATCGCATCACGTGTACCAGCGAGGATGTTCCAGCCACGAACGTCAGCAGCAGTACCTGTACCGCCGGTGGATGAGTCGGAACCCAAGTCGGTGGCATAAGGCAGGTTGTTGGAGACGTACAGTGTGAAACGGTCGATCATTCCCAACTTGCCGTTACGCAAGGGAGACTGGCTGTCGCCGGTCAAGTACGCTTGCTTCAGATCAGAGTTCTTAATCAAGGCGGCCATCCATGAAGGAATAACCAACCAACGACCAGTCTCAGGAACGTCTTGCTCGTCCAACACTTGGCCCATGTCCAAAATCAAGTCCAACACGTTGGTCTTGCTGATGGCACGAGTTGCGTAGGTTGCGCCCAAGTTGATGTTGCCAGAGATAACACCGGCAGTTGCGCCTTTGTTGGCTGATGCTGCGCCAGCTTTCACGCCATTCAACACATCATAGTCGATGGTGATCTTCATTTGCTCGCTGGCATCGCTGGTGAACATGTCCATCAGCTTGACATCGGCCTGAACTGCATCAACGTCGTCCAACACGACAGAGTAGTATTTACCTTTGTCAATGTTCAATTCCAAGGGTGTTGACTCTGGAACTTCATTGGTGAGGTTCATACCTTTCGTGTAGTCACGAACAGTGATGGTAGGAATGGAACGGATGTAGACCTTGTCGCCTTGGCCTTTGATCTCGCCTTCCCAATCGTTGTTGGTGATCTCTGCAAGAACAGTGCTCTTGTAGAACTTAGCTTGCAACTTGCCAGACCAAACTTCAGGGATGAACTTGGTTGTACTGGCAGTTGAATACTGGGGATATGCTCCGCTGATTAGGGCTGCGGAACCTGCGCCGGTGATGGCAAGTGACATGATTTTTCCTTAAAAGAAAGATTGATTGTTTGGGTCATCGAATACGACCCTCGACTGATGCTGATGCAATATCAGCTTCAATGGCAACTGCGTCTGCATCTGAAATAGACCCTCGTCTCACCCTGTCGTAGAAAATTGTGATTTCTGCGCGAGTCCAAATCTTCTTCGATTGCGGTGTTGAAGGAGCTTGGTTTGTCGGTGGGACAATTTGCTGTTCCATTGATGCGGCGCTTTGTGCCGCCCACGATTGTGATGTCTTCTTAAACGTGTTGAAGAATTTCGCAGCACGAACTGGATCACGTTGCTGTTCTGCTTTGCCGAGAAGCGCCTGTCTGGTTTCTCCTGTAAGGTCATCAACACCATCGAGCCAATTTAAAAAATTGGTGTCAGCGTTAAGGGCCTCCCAGTCGGGAACCATTTCGGTCAGTGATCTGAAGAAGCTGTCTTGAACAACGTGTGACTGAACAGATTTAACTGAGTCAATTTCGGATTTGAGTTTTGCGATCATCGCATCCTTTGAGGCCAGTTCTTCTCTGGCAACTCGACGGGCTACGTCAATCAAACCCTCACCGTATTGCTCAATCTCCTCTGGCTTCACCAGTAGTTCAGGAGGTTTGGCGTTCTTCATCTCTTCGAGTTGATCCTCTAGAGATTGAAGGCGGCCCTTCAAATCTTTATTCTCGTGTGCAAAGCGAGGAACTTCAGCGTTGTACTTCCCTTGTAAAACCTTGAATCGGTGTTCCCAGCTTTCCTCTTGAGGAGGAGGCGGAGAGTCAATAGTAGGTTGGGGAGTTGGAGGGTCTTGCGATTCAACCGGAGGTTGAGGCATTTGCTCCATCTGGCTCTGCTTCTCTATCTCTTGCAAAATTTCATCAGCTCGCTTTTCAGCGGCGACTACTGCACGTGGTAATGTAGACATCGTTTCTCCGTGAGCCGAGACAGTCACATTCGAGTCTTGCGGTATTCGAGTGATTTGTTCGGTGTTCAACGGTTGCTGGGAAGGCCAGCACCTGTTGCAGCAAAATGCTGCTAGACAGTCCTAAGACTATCTACCGCAACTTTCGGATAACCTCTTCGGCATCCTTTGATTTTTCTAAAAACTCACTAACAGCCTGCGCCGCTCCCTGCTGCCAACGACAGAGAACTTCATCTCTGGTGCTGGCGCTGTCGCGGTATAGGTCTTGTAGTGAGGCCACCATCCATTGCTGAATGGTCTCGAACTGAGGGTTGCCCTTGAGTGAAGCAAGGGCGTTTAAAACTTGTATTGATGGCTTCTGAAGCATTAGAGCAAGCCAGCTCGCTTAGCCTGTGCTTTTTCCATTGCTGTCAGGTTACCAGCAGCAATGCGTGATTTAAGGTATCTCTTTTCAGCAGATTCCATAAATGAGCCTTCTTTAGCTCCGTAAACTTGGGAGGCTTGCAAACCACCACGCACATTTGGAATGATCTTGCCTTCTTTGTCTATCTGACCAAAGCCGGGGACAAATGTACTTGTTCGATCACGAAGACGTTTTGTTTCGTCGCCAGTGTCAGTGCTGCTGGTCTGCTCTATATTGCGCTGTCTCTTTTTCTCTTGAACCATCGCCTCAATGTCTTTTTGCGAATTACCAATTGTGTTCATTCTTCCGGCTGTATTCTTAACTTTAACTGCTTGAGGAACAGGCATAGACCGAGGTGAAGACTCTTGAAGATTAGGGCCAGAGCTAGATGCTGTATTAGGCATACCGTCCTCATTGTATATTTTATTAGGGGCGGGCTTTTGGTCTAGCTTTTTAGGATCTACTTTTACTTCTGGTTTTTTAACTATCTTTGCAACAGGCTTTACAACAGGCGCAACCCTCACTGGGGCTGGAGCTGGAGCTGGAGCTGGAGCTGGAGCTGCGTCTGCTTTTGCTTCTTTTGGCACTGTCACAGCCTTGAGGACATTAGCCTTGTATGAAGGGTTTTCTTCTGCCTTCATCTCCATAGGGCTGACGGCAGCAGAATCTTTTTTGCCAGTGTAGTAGGTAGAGGCCATTGAGTCCGGAGACATATTTGACTCATTCTCTTTAACAGCAGTATCTTTAACAGCAGTAGTCGCCTTGTCGCCAGTAAACCTGTTGAAGAAATTCTTCACCGTTTGTAAATTCTTCTCTCTTTGCGCCAAGTCAGCCTCGTACTGCTTGGAAGCAACATCATCGCCGGGATAACTTTTCCCGCGATTACCGGTCTGGCTTTCCCACCAAATTTGGTCATCAGACCTAGTGGTAACCGGGCGGCCATCACGAGTGGTAACTCCGCCACCATCCGCAAACTTGCGAACAGCAGGCTTTGGCGCTTGAGGCATGTTGTTGTTGGCTACAGCAATCTTCGAGTGAAGGCTGGTCATGCCAAGCTTTAACTTGGGATGTGTGGTTGAAGGTGCGGTGGGTGAGCTTGTCTTGGCGTAGCTCTTGTTTTGCCAATCAGGTTTCATTTCTTTTCCCTCAACTTATTTACTCGTTCCATGAACTTGGCGGCCAAGGCTTTGGCCTGCTCAATAATCTTGGAAATCACTTTCCACCCTTCATGCACTTGCCCATAGCAGCGCATTTCTTGGGGGCTGGGCAACCAACGCAAGGCTTGAATGCCTTGCCGCCATCAGCCATCTTCATGCTTTTGGCTGGAACCATCATCATTTTCTTGGGTGCTTTTTTGGCTGCGTCTTTCATGACTTTGCCGCCATCTTTGTAACCTGCGGCCATCATGCCTTTTTTAGGGGCTTTTTTCATTGTCATCATGCTGATACTCCTTGTTGGGGTTGAACGGTATTCATAGCCGGAGGCGCTTGGTCTCCAGCGGGATTTGTTGCTTCAGGGGCTGCAATCTGTTGTTGTGGCATTGTGGCCTGCAATTGTTGCATAGCCATCTGAATCTGTTCGTTCTTGAACTTCATCATCTCTGTCGACGGAACCAATCTGTCGGTGTCCATCTGTAAACCCATCGCTGTCTCGCGCAACAGATAAGCAGCACCTTCTGGGCCAACAATCTGTAGAGCGATCTGGTTGCTGAGGATTAGATTCAAGAACTCATTGCGGCGAACTTGGATCTGTTCTTTAGCGATCAATCCCATAGCACCCTTGGCTATAACACGGAAATCACCCTTGATGTAAGGATCAGGGTTATAGATCATGTTGTGAATATAGAAGCGGTTGACGACCATCGTGACCACATCGTCGATTGTGCCGACCGCCATTTTGATTCCCTTGGCGGCGTTGTCCATCAGCATGGATAAACCAGAAGCTGTGCGGCCTGCGCCACTTGCTCCAGAGCCAGAACCGTAGATGTAATTTGGGATACCCGTCACTTCGTCCGCTTGTTTGGCGAATTGGTTATAGATGCCCATCAGCTCAGCCGCCTTCATCTCAGGCATGAAGAAGCGAACACCCGGCTGCCCACCACCAGTTTTGTCCGATGTGGTCTGCCAGATCTTCCAAGGATACATCTGTGTGATGTCTTCGCCGTCAGCCAATCTGTCCACAGCCACTTCAACTTGAGGGCCGGAGCCAATACCCATGTTGTTCGCTAGGGCGCGAGCCGAGGCGTTGCACATGATCTGCACATCGCGCATGTTCTCAGGAAGACCCATGCCCCAGAAAGCTGAAGGAATGGTTCTCCATGAAGCGATCTCGTAGGGGCGCTCACCGAGGGGGTCTGGATTCAGAACCACCTTGATGGTGAAGTTTGCCACTTGCCAAGCATTGATCTCGTAGACCTTGTTGGGTTCTACGTCCTTCATTCCCCACTGCATGAGCAAGTCGCCCATGACTGGCCCCCAGAACTCCAGTGCTTCGATCAGGTGATCGTTGTGCATCTGGGAGTTCGTCTTGCCTTCGAGGTCGTCGCGCTGTTGGTCGCCGAACTCGTTGTATCGGTAACCAGTTCTTGCGTAACGGACGATGACTTGATCTATCTCATCGTCAGAATATCCGGGGACACCCTTCATGGACTCTAGAGTCTTGGCTGACAGGCGGTGGCGCTGGATCAGGAAGCCGTCATCCACGCCCATAGAGTTGGCGCTTGGGAAGATGTCGTAAGGAGAAACTCTTGAAACCTCACGAATCATATCGTTCACAACGATAGGCATGAAGTTTGGCCCCCACTGGAGCTGCTTCTTACGGCGAACGCTTGGGCCTTTGAGGATAGCCGTAGGGAACGTCACGAAGTCGTCGATAAAGTCTTGCATGGCAGGCTTAAACCTACCGACATCGAGTTGATCTTGGATGACCTGAGCCATTCTCTCTGCTGTTGCCTTGGCTTCTTCCTTGACACGCATGGAGATTATGTCGTGGACTTCGCTCATCCGCTTGCGGAATGACTCTGGGTGCAGTTCTTGACCAGCACGGACGTAATCTTCTGCCTCTGTCCGCACTAAATCAATGATTGACAGGCGGACTTCGGGAGGAATCTGTGGTTCTTGAGCGGGTACTAGGTCAAATGGACGGTTCGCTTGGAGCATTACGTCCTGAATCCATGACTTAGCGGCAGCACATTTAACGTCCGTCAGCATCATGAAGATGTCTGAACCGCCAGTTTCAGCTATGTCCATAGCTTTATCTGGATCATATTCACCACGGCGCTGGCGCTCACACTGGAGTAGGCGCTCTGTGATGTCTTGCTTCGCCATCTTCGCTTGAGTCCAGCAGGAATTGATGTGACCAGAGATGCCCATTGCGATCAGGTCGGAGTTATCCACGCCTTGTGCTTGGACGGCGCTGATGTCTGCTTCGACTGGCGCGACTGCCTGATACACCTGTGTCATGGTTTATTCCTCATGCCCATGCTTTGCTGGACGCTTTTTTAACTGGTCTTGCTCTCACCTCAACTCTGCCGCTTCGTGCCGCTAGGCAGAGGTACTGGAGGGCATCGTGTGGGTGACTGTATCTGTCTTTGACTGGTCTGTCGCGGTATCTTTCTCCGGCGACTTTGAGTCTTTCATACCGAAAGCCACCAAGGAAACCCTTGCGTAGTTGGCGGCAGTTTGGCGAGAGAAGAAATCCCGGTTCTCCCCCAGCCAACTTGTTGAGGAAGTACGCAACAGATTCTCTGCGTGGTATGAAATCGTTTGTATTGGTCGGCTCACTTGCTATCCCTGATTCTAGAAGTTCTTGGTAGCAGGTTCTTTCATCCGCTTGAGATCTATGCGTTCCAGCAGGATCTCCAACAGAGATGAACCTCATTCCAGAGTAGGTCGTCATCAAGGCTGGCTTGACAATCTCCTGAGCAAACTGTCTGATGCCCATGTCTTCAGCTAGGAACTCTTCAAGAATTACCAGTTGCCCACGGGAGGTAATCTGTCCGACGATGCAAGCTGGTGTTAATCCGAAGTCCCATCCAAGGTACAGGGGAAGTCCTCTGTTCACAAGGATCTCATCCTCAGCCACATGGATTCTGTCGTTAAATTCTGGGTAGACTGGCTTTCCGTCTGCGGTGGTTCCGTACTGGCCGAGGACGAAGACTTTGATCCAGTCGTCGGACTTACCCTTGACCATCTTCAGGTAATACTCATACCCTTGAGGAAGGTTGAACACATTCTCCGCATCCGGATTCGGCTTGTATTGGACATCATCACCCTCTTGAAGACGAATGAGACCACCCGGTTGGTTAAAGAATTCCCATCCGTCTGGGGTGTCTTCTTCTGCAATCTTGTAATACCAGTGATCGTCGTCAGGCGGGTTGGTGTCGAGGATGACGCACGGATGTACGGGGCCGCCGCCGTGAGTCTTCGCGGGGTAACGACCGATACGTTGAGTGACCATGTTGAAGACTTCATGCGGAACCTCTGAGGCTTCATTGATCCAAGCTCCAGTAAGTTCGAGAGATCTCAGCTTGCCGGTTTCGGAAGCTTTATCCAAGGCGATGAAGACGACTTCAAGATCCAGTCCGTTGCCGTCACCACAGTCCTTGATCTTCATGTGAGCTGTGATCGGGGCATCCCACTTGATCGGGGCAAGCTCATCATTGAACCAAGTCTGCCAAGTCTTGATCGTGGTGGACTTGAGTTCAGGGTAGGTATTACGGATGACAGCCCATCGAGCCTTGCGCCAACCATTGTGCGGGGTTTGCTTGAGGGAGTGCTTGACGATCTCCATGCAGCAGGTTGAGGATTTTCCGGAGCCGACTGGCCCTTTGATTCCTCGGACATCGGCTTCTGAGTTGTGAAAATCAGCAGCTACTTGTCCCGGCGGGTTGTACTGGATAACAGTCATTCAGGCTTTACGAAGTTTGAACCAATCATGAATGTAACACTCTTCGCATCTGTCTCATGCTTGATTGATGCTAAGTTAGGCAGGGTCTTGTCCAGCAACATCTCAATCGCTTTGATCCTAGCCGCAGTCAACTTGGCCGTACCTTTGCCGAGAGCAAAGTTTTCCAATGTGGTGACCAAGCTTGACACTTGAATCTTTTCACGGACAGCAACGGCGTGTTCTTCCCGAAGCTGCTCCCGACGAGCACTCACTGCTTCAGTAGATTTCTTTGTTGCCATTGTTTCCTCTTGTGTAAAGGCTACTCGCTACGTCCGCAAATATTGCGCTACTTGTCCGCAATTCAACATTTCGGGCGGCATCCGCTTTTGCCAAACTTATTGTTGGCAGCCATAACCGATTTCTTCAAGGGACGAAAACCAGTCCTCGGTACTCAAGGCGGAGTGAGCTCATTTGTGCCAACACGTATGGAGACTAAACACGCTTCACTTTGTTTTGACCGGAGTCACTAGTCACCATACGTCTTGAGATGGGTTGTCCATCATTGGCGTGGAATATAACCACTTGATCCGGAATATGCAATACCTTTTCCGGCATTCCTGATTACAACTCTGATTTCAGAGACTCATTCCAGTAGAGTGGGTTATTGGGTTTATGGGTTATTGGGTTGCATCGTGTTTTCAGCTCTGATTTCAGAACTGATTACAGAGAATTTGAGTATTTTGTAGAAAAAATAATTAGCTATGTTTGTATAGACCCCGGGGTTTGGGAGACGATTGTAAGAAAAATGGACTTGTTCTTGTGTATTACCTATAGCTAGAGGCTCAGGACGCACGCAACGCGACGCATGGCCACGCCACCCCTAGCCCTCGCGTAGCACGGGCGTGTCACAGCGAGCGCACGCCGTCCCAAAGGGACAGATCTGTCGGATTTTCCCGGCTCCAAGGCCAATAATCCCCTGATTTTGCCCCTTAAAAGGGGTAGAGGTACGTCATGGCATGGGCGCATGGAGGGACGG